GATACGGAACGACTGTCCCGCAGAGAGCGTTTGGAGGATGCAGTGGAGGAGCTACGAGCTAGATTTGGAAAACACGCCATTACCTACGGCATTCTTTTGGGGGACCTAAAGATGCCGGATGATGGTAGGCACAGTGTAAAGATGCCGGGATTGATGTACCGGTAATTGATTTATGCGTAAAATGTAAAGAAGTTTATACACATTGCTATAATTTTCAACAACTGTCTTTAGGTTTTACGCAAATAACAATTCATAAAATAACGCTTGACCATTTGGTAAAACTATGATAATATATTGTCAAAAGCGAGGAGGTATGGAACTCTATGTTTGACAAACGCTTATGTATAGCCAACATTTATCAGTTGGCAAAGGAACGTGGAATGAAAATCGGAGATCTTGAGAAGGCGGCAGGTGTAAGTGTCGGATACCTGTCCCGTATCAACAAGGATGACAATGCGACAATTCCCACTGTTGATTTTATAGCCGCAGTCGCAAGTGAACTGGGAATGACCGTGGATGCCATCATTAACAACGACTATGCTAATCCTACGCCGACAGAAAAGTACATTCTTTCATTCATAGACAAGCTACTTGCACAGACCAATGCAGATGAACTCGATTGGAAGAAAGAGACACCAGAGCAACTGTCAATGGTGGGCGTTGATGAGGATGGCGACCCCACGCATCCGCTATATCAAACTCTTTATGATGGGTGTAGATACGAGAGCAAATACTACTCTCATTTTGATACCAAGAATGATATATCCGGGGATTGCTTTTGGATTCAGTTGCCGGGACCTTTGAACACTAAGGTGTACCTAATGTGTACTGACTGGCCCGAAGCAACAGGGTCTGCACTCCAAATCGATCAGTATGAGCTGTACATCGTCAAAAACGGAAAGGTTCAGCCAATGTGCTGTTCCTGCCCTGTGAATTCTCTCTTTTATTCAGCATTAACTTCGCTGTATTTAGCAGTCAAGGAGTCCTGCAACCATCCCAAATTAGACCGGGATGTGATGTCGGCTATTGATCTGTTTATGAAAGGAGAAACAGAGGATTTTGGCGATGGGCAACTCCCGTTCTAAGGAGGTGCGGCGCATGAAGAAAAAAGTTGAAGGGGTTTACACAACCCACGAGCAAGAGAACCTGCTGTTTGTCCGAGCGAAGGTAAATGGCATTCTCTGCGCCGCATATGTAAAAAATGGCGTGCTTGTTTCCTACGAACCTTGGGAGGAAATAAATCGTCAAATGTATTCCGGTCCGTGTATGAACTTCACGGTGCCGGATGGAGTTGCACTTGGACAGCCGAATGCGTGCTGACCAGTCATAAGTGAATATGATCTTGCCTGAACGTGCTTGTTCATAATGTAACGAAGCCGGGGTAGATAGTGGAATGCAATAGCTACATTCTACTTCTACCCCGGCTTTTTTATTTCTCCGGCAGTTGTTCAAGATAGCCCTTCAGCACCATTTGGAATGCTTCATCGGGGATTTCGGTTTCGCGGTACAGCTTGACCATTGGCAGGAAGCGGTGAAGAATATCGTTTACCCGTTGGAATTTGCTGTCATTTCCGGCACTCATAAATTCATAGTGGATATCTTCGTCAAGGATATCGGTTCGCGCATAGTCCTCAAAACGCTGATAACTGGGGAAATAAAAGGCAGGGTATTCGATGGACTTCTTTTCACTTTTGCACTCTTGGTAACCACTGCTGTTGTAGTCATATTCATACACCCACTCCTCAACATTGACGGTGGTGTAGCGCAGTTTTGATTCACACAGTAACTTCGTGAAAAAAGCCAACGCAGCTCTTGGGCCGGTTTCGACTTCGCTGGCTGCCTTGTTCCCGGTCAGCTCGTCAATGGAAACACCAAAGTGCTGTGAGATACGGAACAGCTGATCAAGGGTGAACTGCTTGGACTCGTTGGGGTTGAGAGCCTTGCTTACATTGGCCTGCGTCATTCCGGCGATCTCGGCAAGTGCATTCTGCGTGAGGTTATTTTTCTTAAGTAAAGCCCGGATATTCTCTTGGAGCAACTCAAAATTCAGTTCTGACATATTTATATTCCTTTCCGGTATAGAAATTCGGTTTTGATATGAAATTGCAGGATTTGAATATATCTTAGCACATCTTGTATCATTTTTGTAGACCCAATAAAAAGAAAGGAGGCATCGCTATGGAACAGATCCACAACCTTAATGGTAAGCGTGTCTGCGACAGAAGTGCAGACCGCCGGGTTGTTGAGATCGTCCAAAAGGGCTGCTTGACTCGCATCACAGCCAACCCGGACGGGACACTCAACATAGAAAACCTACCCATCGCAGCGTAAGTAAATAAACCAGGTAATCCGCCAGAACGCAAGACGGCAGTGCGGGATCTAACTTCTCCCCCCTCGGGAGAGGTGGATCTCACCCTGCCGTCTTTTTCTATTTTGGTGGATTGGCGGCTCTGGACGGATTCCTACGAATCTGAAAGGAGCCAAATATATGAAAACCAATGACAATCAGAAGTACGTCTACATCCGTTCCCTGCGTGAGCGTGTGCCGGTAACGCAGGAGGAATTTGAAAACTACTACCGGGACATTGACACCTTCCGCAAGAAGCAACAGCGCCACGGCCGGTGCGTTTGTCCGGAAGCCAAGCGGCTGGACTGTGATATGGATTGCGAAACCTGCCCCTTCCGCAGAGCCGGAGATGGATTATCCCTAGATTACCAAGGTGAGGAAGCGAATGAAACATGGCTGGATGAGTTCCCGGATTGTGGTCCGTCGCCTTGTGAGCTTATGGAGGACTCTGACCTACTGATCGCGCTCCGCAGAGTGCTTGCAGAGTTGACTCCGGATGAGCAAGCTATCTGCCGGGTCATTATGGGTGACTTCGCAGAGCGTGCTGCCGCCGCAGAACTGAACGTTCCTCGCACCACCTACATATACCGCAGGGACAAGCTGTTAGCCCGCCTAAAAAATATTTTACAAGATTTTTCATAATTTTTCGTCCAAACGGCATTTTGATGACCGGTGGTAGGTGTAAGGGGTACAACGAGACCTCCCCTTGCATGGAGGTGAAAAGTTATGGACGAGAAGAGAATCGTCAAGATGAGTCCAGAAGAGGAGCTGATTGACCTGCTTCTGGAATTCATCATCGTAGCGGCAAGTCTGGCACAGAAGGTCGGCCGGACGATGAAGGTCAAGCAAAGCAAGGAAGGAGGCACCGTATATGGGCAAGACAAGCGAATTGGAAATGGCAATCAAGGATCTACGCACCGCTGCCACCACAATTAACGAGGTGGCAAACACGCTGGCAGAAATGTTCAGCAACACCGCAGCACCGGAAGAACCGGTAAAAGCACCTGCCGAACCGGAGGTTAGCTTTGAGATGGTAAGGGCGGCATTGGCAGAGAAATCCCGGGCGGGATATACCGCACAGATCCGCGCTCTGCTCCAAAAGTACGGTGCCCCCAAGCTGTCGCAAATAGCACCGGAACACTATGCCGCACTGCTTGCGGAATCGGAGGTGCTGGGGGATGGGTAAGCACGCAGTCCTATCCGCATCCTCTTCGGAACGATGGCTCAACTGCACACCCTCTGCAAGGCTTTGTGAAGCCTACGAGGATAAGGGCAGTGACTATGCCGCCGAAGGCACGGATGCCCACACCCTCTGCGAATACCGGCTGAAAGAAGCCCTGGGCATTCCGGTAGAGAACCCCATCGAAAACCTCGGCTGGTACAACGAGGAGATGGAAGAATGCGCTGCCGCCTACACCGCTTATGTGCTGGAGCTGTTAGAAACAGCAAAGCAGACCTGTGCAGATCCCACCATCCTTATCGAGCAGCGAGTGAATTTCTCCCGGTGGGTCCCGGATGGCTTCGGCACAGCGGACTGCATCATCATCGCAGACGGTGTGATGAATATCTGCGACTACAAGCACGGTAAGGGCGTGGAAGTCAGCGCGGAGAACAATCCGCAGATGCGACTGTATGCTCTGGGCGCATTGGAGATCTTCGATGATATCTACGATATCGACGAGGTCCGGATGACCATCTTCCAGCCCCGGAAAGCCAATGTCAGTGTATCTGAAACCGAGAAATCAGCTCTATATCGTTGGGCTGACACGGACCTCTACGAAAAGGCAGAGCTTGCCTATGAGGGCAAGGGTGAATTCCACTGTGGCGAGTGGTGCCGGTTCTGCAAGGCAAAAGCAGAATGCCGGGAACGCGCTGAAGCCAATATGGAACTTGCCCGGTATGACTTCCAGGCACCGGCTCTGCTGGAGGATGCGGAGATCGCAGAGATCCTTTCCAAGGTCGATGCCCTTACCGCTTGGGCAACCGACGTCAAGGAGTTTGCACTCCAACAGGCAATCAGCGGTAAAGACTGGCCCGGCTGGAAG